TTACAGTTTTTCACTTCTAACCCACTCTTCATAGACATGTTCTGGCCAGCCTAAAAACGTACCACCTTTTGTTTTTTGTGGTTTTGGGAATTCCTTTCTCTTTGCATACATTCTCCATAACGTAGTTTTGCTTTTCCCTGTCAATTGAACCATTTCTTTCATTTTTATATATTTTATTAGTGCTGACATATTTTCTCTCCACACTGTCCGTACACAGTTTTAATAGATATTAATTAATGCGGTGAGCAATTGATTATTTAGTTATAATATTTTTTATTAATATTACTTCTTGTGATAGTTCATTTAATGAACTACTTATTCTATTATATATTTCTTCCCTCTCTTTTTTCTCTCTTTTTTCTCTTTCTTCCCTCAGTTTTTTCTTTCTTTGTACTTCACGTTTTTTTATTTTATTTTGATTTATATAGTAAAAAAATGTATTAACAAAAAATAGAAATGAGAAAAACATAGTGATCTCAAAATAATAAATTTTAAAAAAATCACTTACTATATTATTAGTTCCTTTATAAATTAACACCCCAGATATGATTATTATTGCTAGAGTTAATGCCCTTAAAATCACTTGAGATACGTAGTTAGTACGCCATATTGAAATATAATATATCAACATAGATGCGAGAAATATTGATAGGTTTATTATATCCACTTTATCAGAATACATAGCGTATATAATGAAAGTTGATATAAATAAAGCAAGCATAGTATCTATGAATTTATTGAATAATATAAGTGTTTTGTTAATCATATGTGATTCCAGAATAAATGTTAGCTATTATAGATGGTTGGATAGTGTATATTATCAAATGTTAATAATATTGCTCTTCTTTTTAAATTCAACAACTCATACACATGTTTTATTTTAATATTAGCGGATCGCCACCAATAAGATGGCGATTAATTAATAATTAAGCTGAAAATTTGCCAATGAATGTTTCGATTTCACTTTCATCGAATTCATCACAAAGCAGATTGCGAAACTCTTGAGCGATTTGTTCTTCAAGGTTTTCAAGTTGAACAATACGGAGCACTAAGGTAGGAACATCACCGCCAGTAAGTACGCTATAACGCAATTTAATGTTACGTTCTTTTAACTCGTCATACGGAGTGCAGGTGAACTGGAATGCTGTTGGCATAACATCTTTGCTTCTTGCTTCAACATTTTCTAATACTGAACGTTTGGCACTAAAATCGTGATCTTCATGTTCAGCAGAGCGTGTTGATTCAATCGTAATACGGCGAACAGCAGAAATAGCTTGTTTGATATCTAGAACATTACCGTCAGCATCGAACGCCATTAAATAATCACGCCAGTCTTCTAACCATTCCGCTAATTCTTTTTGACGATGTTTAACACCATCAATTTTTAATAGTGCTGCGAATGGGGCTGTTTGTTTTAATTTCACAAGAGCCGTATTATCAGCATGACCAGGCTCACCAATTGTGCCGATATTGAAAATAGTTTTGGCACTCATTTCATTGGCATCAATAAAGCAACTAACACCTTCATCAATTGCATTCTTGATTGAGTATTTAACAAAATCACTGATGCTTGTTGTTTTCATTTCACCACGGAAACGGAAGCGACCTTCTTGTAAGTTTTCTAAACTACTTACTTTAAAGTCATTAGGAAGGACAATGGCAGGGCAAAGAGACTTCTCTATTGCATCGAGACTTAATGAAGCCACCGCCATATTTTGAATTTGCGAAATAGCATTACCGTCTAATTGAGACATGAATAAACTCCTACTTATTTAAAAGCATTAAATTAAATGGATAGGTTTAATTAAAAATAAGGAAACTAATTAACGGATTTTAATTTCCCGTCGGGCTGACCTTGCAAAGAAAATAATTGACCTTGATCTTCTTGCATAATTGTCAACTTACCACCTTTACCCACGTACATTGGTGTTTTGGTGGTGTCTTCTTCAGCCCGTTTTCCGCGTGGTGTTGGTGCAGAGAATTTAAGTTTATGAGTTATTTCAACTCGTTTTTCTTCCATTGAATTACTAAGGCGAGCAATATCTAATTCAATAGTGACCTTGCCTTTTCCACCATTATTTAAAACGCCTAAAGCCACATCATTTAAAACAGCAGAGACTTTATTTTCAAAAACGCCAGCGTCCAATTCGGAAAGAAAGTCGGGAACATTTGTCTTACGATCTTCTTGGCTCATTTCTATAACCTCACGTTATCACTTCACACAATAAGAAAGGGCACTAGCGAGTTGACATAATCCTGATAAGACATTTCACAAGTAATGCCAGTACCCTTACTTATTGTTAGAGTCATAATCAAAAAGAGCGGACCACCTGTGGTTTCATCAGCCCGATTGGGATTCGGATTTCTAGCTGACTGCAGGTTACTTTTTTTCACGCCCACGCTCTTTGGTTATAAAACTAACTTTATAAAAATGGCTGACTGAGCAGAACATTATCACCACACCCCCGTTAATGGTTTAAGACTCAGCCAGCCATTGTTTCTCTTCACACGTTCTCTTCGCACTTCAAATATTGTGCCTGATTATTTTCCCACATCAGGCGGTGGTGGTATCTTGGTGTTCTCACACAACCAAGAGGGTAAAATATGGCTGAATTCAATCGGACATTGCAGTTAGATTTAGTTAAATGCGCGGTAGATAGTTACCCTGCGCCTATAGATACAAAAAATCTCCCATCGACCATAAAGAATGCTGATACAGAAACCCTTGCAAAAAATATCATGTACCTCAATGAAGAGGAGTTATTAATTGGTGGTGCTGAATATGTAATTGGTGGTATTCATGTTTCACTTAATAATGTTAGAGCGACTAAAAATGCTATAAATTTACTTAGTGAAGATGGAAGCATTTCGGCATCACTCAAGGTTGTTACTGTTAAATTCCATGATGATACCATTGCTGCACTCCGTGAATTTATTACGCAGAATGTTCCCGATCCAGAAGAAAGGAAAGGGTATTTGCAGCGCTTAAAAGAGCTTCCCGCTGACGCCACAAAACACATCGTGCTTCAACTATTGGGTAAGGGATTGAATCAGATACCGGACGCAGTTCAGTGGCTACAAACAGTGCTCCGTTCTTAACAAATTCAGATTCTTCACTATGTTTTACAAACTTAAGCCAACCGACGGTTTTATGTAGTTCTAACCAAAAATCTTCATAAATATTGTCGGTTGACAGAGTTAGCGCGTTCTTATGAAAGACTAAGGCATAGATCCTGATATTTTGTTTTTTATTAGTAGCATTATTCACGCTAATTTCCCCCACACAATTAGTTCTCTTCACACATAAAAATCATTTTCTTTGGGTCTGAATAGCACTTTTGATTCTGTACTCGTCTATTTCATCATCCAATTTTGATAAGTCAGCCACCAGCTCCCCACGTTTAGCATAAAGCTCAAGCAGATGATCAACAGAAGATAATTTATCTTTCATCCAAGCAACGATATCTTCATCAGTGAAATTGGCTGGCGGTATGATTACTGGTTCAGTTGTCATTTGCTTCACCTAAGTTGTAATTAGCGCCTCATTTAAAACACCTTTTGGTTGTTATATTAGTTGTAAAAATGCAAAAGTCAACAACTTTATGTTGTTTGATTTGTCTTAAATAAAATTTAACTATAAGTTCAAAGGAGGATATATGAACGCTAACCCTGCATTTAACTACAAAAGAAATCGCGACAAGTTATTCGCTAATTTAATATCAATCATTGATGGTGTTCTTTCCGACGGGGAGCTATCTGATACTGAAATTTTATATATAACTACATGGCTTAATGAGGCTCATCAAATATCCGATAACTCATTTATTCAACTACTTAAGGATAGAATTACTCGAATTTTAGATGATGGAGTTGTAACCAAAGAAGAAAGATTAGATCTAGTTCAAACCTTAAAAAGCGTACAACAGTCAATCATGGATATGCCTAGTGTTGACTTGTATTCAAAAGAATCAGATGTAAATTTATTAATTGGGCTTTGCAAGGGGATAATCGCAGATAAAAAGCTCAAAGTTGATGAGATAAGCTATCTCGATTGGTGGTTATCTAAGAATGGCCAGTTAAAAAAAGATTATCCTGGGAAATATCTTTATGAACTTATTCAGAGAATAAAAAAAGACGGGGTGATCAATAAAGACGAAAGTCAGCTTTTATATCAAGCTTTAGTTGATTTCTCCGGTACAGATCTTGAATACGGTGTTGTGGACGGCATGTCCTCTATATTACCCTGCGACCAATTAGATGCAGTGGAGGTCAAAAATTCATCTTTCTGTTTAACTGGTAGTTTTATATCAGGAAAAAGAGCTACTGTAGCTGAAAGAATTAACAGCGCTGGTGGCTCAATTGTTGATAGAGTGACACAGAATACTCATTTTCTTGTAATTGGAGCTATGTCTTCTCGAGATTGGAGGTTTTCAAGTTACGGTAGAAAAATAGAAAAAGCCATCCTTGATCGTGATAGCGGAAAATCTAATGTAAAGATAATAACAGAAGAGTTGTTAATTAAATCACTACCAGCTTCTCGATGACCAAAAAACCCTTCCAATAATATGTACTCGAGCAGCCATCTCGTTTTTACTGAGCTGCTCATCTGGGTACTCATCTTTATTAAAGCTTTTAATAATTATTCCGCCATCTGGCTGATAAACTAATATTTTCACCCTCAACAAAACTCCATCACGTATTGCGTAAAGATCACCATCTCGTATATCTCTCTTACTAACATCTACCGCTACTAAATCACCGCTATTTAATACGGGGTATAGACTATTTCCAATGATTTTTACTATACGAGCATCATTTGCACTAACGTTATGCTTCCTCAACTCATCTCTGCGAAACGGATAAGTGTACTCTTCCAGTTCAATTAACTCTGCATTAGCTCCAGAACCTGCAGATAACTCTATGTCCAACACAGGGATACCAACAAAATCATCGTTATGATACCTAATATCTTCCCATTCTTTGACTTCAAAGTTTGTTTTAGAACCGTTTTCATCTGGTGCACCAAACTGTAACCAGTGAGCAGAGACACCGACTGCGTGTGCAATATCTTCAATTCTGCGAGGAAATGTTGTCTGGCCTGATTCAATTTTTTGAATAGACTGCTGACTAACTCCTACTTTATCCGCTAAATCCGCTTGACTTAACCCCGCCTTTAATCTGGCAGATAACAGTCTTTCTGCAATCGACATAACAACCTCCGCTTGTTTGTGAATGTATTTTACAACTTTAAGTGTTCATTCATCCAACACCTTTATGTTGTTAATTTGGTTGTTATGCATTATCATTAAGTTGTATTAACAACTAGGGGGTGTTATGAATAAAACAATCAGTACCGATTGCGTGATCGGTTTAAAAAAGGCAATCGATAAGTCAGGTGGGCAGACTCACCTAGCGAAGCTAATAACAGGCATATCAGGTAAGACCGTAAAGCAACAGCAAGTATGGAATTGGCTAAACAGAAATAAACGAATTCCTTCAGATAAAGTTTTACTAGTTGAACTAGCAACAGGCATACCAAGGGATCAACTGCGTCCTGATCTCTATCCAAATAAAACCGATGGCTTACCAAAACAATAGCAAAGCCGATTAAAGCAGTTAACTACAAGAATTTATCAATGGTGGTAGGAAATGAGTAACAAATCAATAAAACAGGTAGTGAAAGAAATGTGTGAGGCAACAGCTGGTGGGCGTGAGGCAATGGCTGGTGCGCTTGGTCTGTCTTTAACATCGTTCAACAACAAGCTTTATGAGAAAAACGGTTGTCGTTCGTTTGATTTAAACGAGCTGTTAGCAATGCAGGATATCTCTAAAACCGTTTTGTTTGCTGAGTTTGTTGCTCGTGAATCAAATCGCTTGTTGGTGGATAGAGTCAATCCAGCTGAACTAGATACAACCGAGTTATTCACATTACGAAGCAATGTTGACGAAATGCAAGGGCGTTTAGCCTTATTGATGAAAGATAGTTTAGCTGATGGCGTTATTGATGGTGATGAAGAGCAAAAGATAAAAATGATGTTGGATGGATTAATTTCACAGACCCGCACATTTATGAATGCGTTTGTTTCGTTACATCAAAAGAGAAATTAAAGATGGCTATATCCAGAAAGGGTGAAGCCAAAGGTGTACGGCCTCTGGCTTCGGTTTGCAAATTTCAATTGTGTGAAGAGAAATTAGCATGAGTAGATTATCAAACTTAGCATGCCGTACGCAAGTACGGGCTTCAATGCGTGATGGTCGTTTTGTCTATGAAATTAAAGTACCAGAAGGCTATGAAGAAACAAACTACCAATTTATGCGTTGGCTTGTAGATGATTTCAATTTGAATCGTGGATTAAGGGCGGGCAATGAACAATGAGAACCCAAACCAACTTGATCGCTACTACAAAAATCACAGGGGTATCGTTGTTCATGTTGTTCGTTATGACAGAGAAAAACAGCGGGTCATTTTTATGCTTGATGGTTGTGACGATCCGCAATGTGAACCCTTGCAACGATTTAAAGAAAAATACACAAGAGTTAAGTGAGGAGTTGCTATGACGACTATTTTTGATGTTGTACAAGCCATGTCAGGGCAGAAAAACGTCATTGTTATTCCTGTTCCCTATTTAGATTTTTTCAAGGGTGATCAGCAAGCTCATGCCTTGTCTGCAATTTTAAATCAACTGGTGTTCTGGTCTGGCGTGTCATCTAGTGCAGATGATGGTTGGTTCTATAAAAGCCATGAAGAGCTGGCAGAAGAGATTCACGGGCTTTCAGGTGAAGAGCAGGCTAGACGCCTCGTTGATAAATTACGTAAAAAGTATTTTCCTGGTGTCATTGAGACTAAAACAAAAAAGGTCAACGGCACACCCGTTACTCACTACAAGATAGATGGTAATAAACTTATCTCTATGATTTTTCCGTCCATTTCTGAAACGTCGAAACTGAGGAATGGAAACGTCGAAAGTGAGGAATCGGAACGTCGAAAATGCGGAATGGAAACCGCAGAAATGCAGAATCATGGAAACGTCGAAAGTGAGGAATCCTATCTTTATACAGATCTTAACTCAGATAGAAACTTACAGATCACTAAAGACCCTTCGTCGCAGAATTCTAACGAATCCAGCGACCAGCCGAAAAATGATTTTTTAACTCGTTATCCAGAAGCAGTGATTTACAGCACTAATTTCCAGAAATGGGGTGATGAAGGTGATTTGAAAACGGCAAAATGGATGTTTTGTCGTGTTAAAAAACTGAATCCATCTGCGCTAGAGCCTACTTGGTATGACTGGGCGAACGATATTCGTTTGATGCGTCAAATCGATGGGCGGACTCATGAGCAAATTTGTGGATTGTTCGACTGGGCCAACAAAGATTCATTCTGGCACCAAAACATTTTAAGCCCTCGTAAATTACGTAAACACTTTGATGAGCTGATCGTTCGTAGCCAAAAGCCAAAGGATGAGCCAAAGGTTCAAGTTGATACCGTTGAACGTGACAGCGCATTCTCACGCCTGATTGGTTCTCGTTCTAAACCTCAAAACCGTATTGAAGAGATCGCACTTGAATTAGCGGGTAAGACAGGTATTCGCCGTATGAGTGAGTTTTCTGGTCGCCAAGCATGGAACAGTATTTGGAAACAAGCGACTGAAATGTCACAGGAGGCTCAGCAATGATTGATTACGCATTGAAATTACAGGAATTAAAAAGCCAACCTGCCCATAAATTAAAAGAAATTGGCGATCAGTGGCGTACACCTGAAAACCTGTATTGGGGTATCAATTCACTCTATGGGCCGTTCACGCTAGATCTATTTACTGATGCACAAAACAGCAAATGCCCTCATTTCTACACGGTTGAGGATAACGCGCTTACTCAGGACTGGTCGGAAAAACTCAAGGAAATTGGTGGTTCTGCTTTCGCTAATCCACCGTACTCACGTAGTTCATATCATGAAAAACAAGCTGTTACTGGTGTTCGCCACATTATGAATCATGCGTTAGCAATGCGTGAAAAAGGCGGGCGCTACGTTTTTTTGTTGAAAGTGGCCACAAGTGAAACATGGTGGTGTGAAGAAGCGGATCATATTTGTTTTATTCGCGGTCGTGTTGGTTTTGATGTTCCGGAATGGTTTGTTCCAGCAGATGAAAACCAAGTACCAACAGGGGCATTTTTTGCTGGCGCTATCGTGATATTTGATAAAACGTGGAATGGCAAACCAATGGATTACATTCAACGTAGTGAGCTGGAGCAAATCGGTAAAACATTTGTTGAACAGGCTAAATGGCTTGTATCGAGAGGTGTTGCATGAAAATCACAGAGCAAATCTTAGCGTTGTACAAAGTGGGTGAAGAAGTTAATCGCGACATTGTTATTCGTGATTTAGACACTAATTTAGCTGGCGCATCAAGAGCGTTGGCACACCTTTGGACTTTAGGTGCATTAGTCAGAATTAGCGAAGAACGTCCATTACGCTACAGAGTAACTAAAGAGGCAGAAAGAGTTCATTCAGTAATAACAGAATCACGTAAATCAGGTGAGTCAGTCTACATTGAAAAGCTGAATACTCAGAAAGCTAAAAAATGCGCATTACCCACAATCAAATGGGTAAAACACGCCACCTCTAATTTTGCTCTCATGGGTAAATTGCCAACCGAGCCGTATGACTCATTAGTGAGAGCTGTAAGAGGTAATCACTAATGAACAATAAAAGCTGTCCATTCTGTAACTCTAAAAAACTAGAAGTCATGCAAGTGATGATCAATACATTCACTCGCTGTCAGAAATGTGGAGCAAGAGGCCCTATTGCTAATAATGCGGATGAAGCTCTGAAGGCTTGGGATAAAAGGAGTGTAAACGATGCTAACTAAATACATGTTGTTCGTTGGTTTTTGGTTCGTTGTGACATTACTGATTGGGTTGTGGGGTACTTATGCCTGAATTAACCCTAACACTACCATTTCCACCTAGTGTAAATACTTATTGGAGAAATACCCAAAGAGGAACCCTAGTCAGTGTAAAAGGGCGAGTATTTAGAGCAAATGCGATTGCAGCAGTCTATGAACAATTAAAGCGTAGACCTAAGGCTATTGAGAGTGATGTGTTTGTTTCTGTGAAATTATATCCCCCAACTAAGCAGGCTAGAGATATTGATAATTTCTTAAAAGCACCTTTTGATGCCCTTACTCATGCCGGTGTATGGGTGGATGATAAGCAGATTAAAAAAATGGATGTTGAATGGATGGACGTTATTAAAGGCGGGAAGCTTGAAATAATCATTCGTCAGCATAGTAAAAGCGTGATGTACGGTCACGAGTAAAACGTGGAGAGAAATAGCATGAATGGATTAATTGTTATTGATGGCTTTCAGGTTCGTAGAGATGTAGCCGGTCGTTATTGTTTAAATGATTTACATCGAGTATCGGGTGGTGAAAAACGGCATCAACCATCGAATTGGAGTTCATTAGCTCAAACTAAAGAGTTAATTGATGAAATTTCGACCGCTCCTGAGATCACAGGAGCGCCCATTGTTACTGTGGCTGGTGGATATAACCAAGGCACCTATGTTTGCAAAGAATTAGTGTATGCCTACGCAATGTGGATCAGTGCTTCTTTTCATTTAAAAGTGATCCGTACCTTCGATGCTTTAATGTCACAACAGCACCAAGAGAAACTCAGTGATAAGGTTCAAGCGGGTGTAATACTGCTTGAGTCAATGTCTAAAAGTTTAAATTTTTCGAATTCATCAAAATTAGGGGCTTATCAAAAATTACAGGCCATGGCGGGCTTACCTGAGTTAGCGCCTGTTTATGCGATTGATGCGCCAAGTGGTTCCATGGATGGTTCCAGTCGTCCAACAGTTGCATTATCAACGCTGATCAACAGACACAACTTACCTATTTCAGCACGACAAGCCTATAAACGATTAGCCGATCTTGGCATTGTTGAACGCTTATCACGTCCAAGCACGAAAACTGCTAACAAAACTAAAGAGTTTTGGTCTGTTACGGCAAGAGGTTGTCAGTTTGGGAAGAACATGACTAGCCCTAATAATCCTCGTGAAACCCAACCGCATTTCTTTGAGAGTAAAACGGATGAATTGATCCGCATGGTGATGCTGAATAAACAGGTGAGTGCATGAAATTATTATTAACGCCTTATATTCAACCAGAACTTGGTGTTGTGCTACTTAAACCGGGTGCTGAATTACTTGAGCAATTTAAGAAGCACCATCGTGTGATTATCAGTGATGTGCCGAAAAGTTTAGATGTGTTGCCCTCAGGAGCTTTAACTGGCGATGAACAGCCGATTTTAAACAATAAGCACATCATTCAATTTCTTAATAGCAAAAAAGTGATCCACACCATCGATAAAGTATCACCGATGGACTCTTGGGTTATTAGTAATATCAAATACTGTCAGATTGATAACGATGAAGATAATTATCATCACCATGAGTTAGTAACGACATTTAATGAGGCTGGCGTGATCCGCACTTGTTGGCATCACGATAATCATATTCGTCATTCATCAGCAGGTTGGGTTGCTGAATTAGCTCATAAAAATCGTATTAATTGGATGTTAGATACTATCCGTTTTCGTTTGAGATTAGATAGTGGCCACCAGCTGACAATACCTGATTTTTTCTCATTTGCAGTTATGCATAACTTGGTTGATGAATTGCCTGAACCAATATTACGCCAGATTTTAAATTGGTCAGATAAACAAGAGGAACGCAAAGTTCATGGTGGTTTTCCTGAAGCTGACATTATTCCAAGTAACGTAACCGCATTATCAGCAATGAATGAACGTTTAGATGCGATAAAGCCGATTATTAAAGTTGCTGTTGATCCTGAGCCACCAGCCTCATTTCTGCTGAAACCTAAAATGCAACGTTGGGAAAATACCCAATGGTTGCAATGGGTAAAAACTCAACCGTGTTGCGTGTGTGGGCAACAGGCTGATGATCCGCATCACATCATAGGTCATGGTATGGGAGGCATGGGAACGAAGGCTCACGACTTATTCACTATTCCATTATGTCGCATTCACCATGACGAGTTACATCGAGACCCCAAACAATGGGAAGTCACTCACGGCAATCAACTCGAATTGTTATTTCATTTTTTAAACCGTTCATTAGGCATCGGTGCATTTATTTAACGTGTGTACGGCACGAGTGGAGGAAATATGCCAATTTATGCGCATGATTTGGAGTATTTAAGTGATATGGCATCGATAGCTACATTAAACTTAAGAGCTTCAACAAAAGGTCAGTTAGAAGCATTTGAAGATTTTGGGTTAACAGATACGAGAGCAACACCGAGAGTTAGAATGCGAGATTTAAAATTAAATGGTCGTTTTGTTTGTCGTGATACTGATCCAATCTATGTATTAGAAACTCGCTGTCGTCGAACTCCAAAGCCAATGATAGATCCTGTGGATTTTTTATTATGCTCATGGCGTAGGGCTATCAATGCATTAAGTGAAGAACAACACTCATGGATAATGTATTGTTATGGATATAGTTTGAAATTTGAGCATCAAGTTAATATCAGTATTCACATATGGTCTGAATTTGAAAAACAGCATAAAGGCAAAAAGATAACCAAAAAGGTTAAAGAACGACTAAGATCATTAGTCTGGTTATCGGTTCAGACTTGCACTGGGCGTAATTATTCACAAATAGATCTGGCTCGCTTAGTGGGTGTTAAGCGTAATAATTGGAAAATGAATTATGATATATATTGGAATAGCCTTTTAGATATTTGTTGTGAGTTAGATAAGTCGGCATTACTTTCTATGAAGCGAGTTAGAATCGAGTTGATTAATAAAAATAATCACGACAACTTGCAAAAATGAACAAAATAGGTCATATTTAAGTCTAATTTGGTATATTGCCAAAATTGTTTATAACCTCGCTTCGGCGGGGTTTTTTATTATCTAAAATAAGGAACGAAATTATGTACGCACTTAAATTAATTACTGAACGTGAAGGTCGTAAAGTGGAAGAAGTCCACTGCTTAGGGGAAATGTACCGCCTAGAGTTTTACCCAGAATCAGAAAATAAAGATATCGTGGCGAGAGTTGAGCACACAAGGAAAGATGCCATCCCATCATTTGATATTAATCGAACAGATCATGCTTACATTACGACAGTAACAGGTGATACTGTTCGGGTTATTTCCAGAGGCAGAAAAGCTTACCAGTAAGGTCATTTCGGTGGCCTTTTTTATTGGAGAAAATATGAAAAATTTATTTATTAATCTATGTGTAAAGCTATCTGGTAAGACTAAAGAGCAATTAAATCTAGCTTGGTCATTTCATTATTTCGTTACCCGATCTAAATATAAAGCTTATTGGCGAGCTGTATTTCATTAATTATCGAAAACCTCATGCAGAGATATCGATAATTGCACACTGGGTGGAGTTGTGCCCACCATCTATTTATATGCAGACCACAGTATCAATCACACACTAATCACTTCACACAAGAGCTGTGAGTCGGCGTTCTATTTAAGAGAGGTAGTTATGAGCAATCAAAATGAAGGTGGATTTTCAGGGGTTATTGGCACGGATGGTAATTTGAACCTAGAGGAACGAGTAGAAGCATTAGAGCTTGCATTACTCCAGCAAAGTGAAGCTATCCTCACCTTAAGCAATAGAATAGGTAAGTCAGCAGAGTGTGGAGATGATGTTATTTTTGTAGATAAATTAACAGCACCCCCAACAAAGCTCCGTTCTTAATGACTACAATTGAGTAAACTTACCTTGCTCCAGGGCGTTTTCTTTTAATTGTTCAGCAAGATGTTTTAGTTTTTCTTTTACACTATCATCAAACCCTTGGTGATCAACTGTTGCCGTAATCACACCTGCGAGAGCAAGTGCATTATCACGCGGAATTACACATCCGAGATATCCGAATGCGATTCGAAGTGCTGCAACTTCATCTTGTATTTCTCTGAGTGTTTTATCTTTTTCAACAATCGGCATCAATATTCTCCACCGAAGTAAGTCAGCCATTCCTTCGGTTAATTACACTGGGCTGACCCATTAGTTTATCTTAAGTCTAATATTCGCACGTTTAACTTACTCACATTAATAAAACTCAGGACTACATATATGCAAGAGCCGTTAACAGGCACAGCAACCGCCTCGTTAGCGGGTGTCTCTATTGTAGGTCTCTATTCAGGTATGGACGCAGGCGTTGTTATCGGTGCGTTCGCAGGGGCAGTGATATTTGTATTATCTGCTCATGATATCCGGCTGTTAAAACGATGGGCGTATTTCACGGTTGCATTTGCGATTGGGATATTAGGCGCTGATTTCATGTCGTCACTATTGAGTGGCATTGTCGGAGATAGAGAAGTCGATCGCTCAGTTGGTGCTATGTTCTCATCGGCTGGTTTGGTTGGTGTACTGGTAACAATATCTAAACCCGGTGCGCTCACAGACAGTATCAACAACGTTATTAACAACCTGATAGATAAATTCAGAGGAGGTGGAAGATGACCATCTCAATGTTTTGGATTTACATCAACTTTTTCTCATGTCTGCTTGCTGTTATTCGACTTATTAACTATGACCGTAACGGTGCTAAATATAAATTTATCCCGTCATTTATAGCGTGGGTACTCATTATTCTACTAGGTTCGATTCCGTTACGAATATTAACGAATGACTACACGCATGCAGATCCATTTGAAGTCGGAATTAATATCACGCTATGCGCACTAATAATTCTTAGTCGTGGGAATGTGATGCAAATATTTAGAGGGGTTAGTAAAAATGACACTCGGTGAGAAACAACGAAAATTCACTCGCATGATTGCGGACTTAATTATTTTTGCCTACAGCAACGGATATGAGCTGACGTTTTCAGAAGCATACCGAACACCAGAGCAGGCACAGTTAAATGCTAAATCAGGTGCGGGTATTAAAAACAGCTTACATACACAACGCCTAGCTGTGGATTTCAACTTATTTAAAGACGGTAAATATCTAACGGCATCAAGTGACCATAAATTACTTGGTGAATATTGGGAATCTATCGGCGGTACGTGGGGCGGTCGATTCAATGACGGCAATCACTACTCGTTAGAGCACAATGGCGTTAAGTGATATGAAGCTAGGCGAAACAATAGTGTCGGTGGGTGTTATTCTGGCAATGACCATCGCTATTGGGTGGCAGGGTGGCAGAATTGATAAACTGAAAGACTCAAATGCTGAACTAACCACTCAGCTATCTCAACAAGTCGAAATCAACAAAGACTATCAAGCCCGTATCACTCGATTAAATCAACTTGATATTCGTCACTCACAGGAGTTAGCCAGTGCAAAGAATGAAATCGACACTCTTCGTGATGCTGTTAGCTCTGGTTCTAAGCGCGTGTACATCAAAGCCGAGTGTCCAGCAGTCACCAAGAATTCCACCGAAAGCGGAAGCGATGAAACCACCGCACGACTTAACAAAGCAGTTGAACAAGATTATCTACGTCTCAGAGAAATGATAGTCGAGAACGAACAGCAAACTTTGTATTTGCAGAATTACATCAACACTGAATGCCTCGCTCAATAGCGGGGCTTTTTAATGGAGAAATATCATGGCAGCACAAGGTTTCNGTATTTGCAGAATTACATCAACACTGAATGCCTCGCTCAATAGCGGGGCTTTTTAATGGAGAAATATCATGGCAGCACAAGGTTTCGATAAACCATCTCAATTCCGTGAAGAGTTGGATAAAAGCATTCCAAAAGAATAAAAAAGCCCAGCATGGGTGCATGGGCAAACTAACAAGATATCAATCAAAGTACAGCGATGTTTATTTAGTATAGCTTAAGTAAGTTTATATACTAGATTAATAATTCTGATTAACCTATCTCTTACCTAAATAAAAAAACAAGATAAAAATAACCCTGTGAGTCTGGGCTCCCACAGGGCTTTCACTAGTATTTGTGAAAACAATAGATTAGCAATATCCAGTAAGCCAATCTGTTAATAATCAACGTAAGTTTTTAGAAAACAATCGCCTCGTAATGGCGGGAGTTTTTAATGCGTCGCATTGTCGCCGTTTCCTATGTTAGCCATGACCTGTTTTATTCTCGGCAGATAGCGCATAGTGAGAGTCAAAAACAATGAATACCACCATTTGTTATTTTTCGGTCATTATCAGCAACGTCAGCTGTAGGTAGAAGAAAGGGCGTGACTATGGAGAGACATAATATATTAATTCTACAAACGTCATTCATTGAGTGGCGTTGATAGAGTTTATTAGATAGCCATCAGTTAATAGCTGGTGGTTTTTTTATTGGAGAGAGTAAATGAATATAATTATTAATGATGATGGTTCTACTCGCATTGAGACAAGCTCATACAGTGCCACTTATCACGCGAATGGTAATTTAAAATTTTCAATGGGTGGTAAAGCCCCTGAAAAGATAACTATTAATCATCCTAAAAAAGAAATAGGTGAATTGATCTATAAAGTCTCAGTAGATACATCAGACTTAGATAAGTTGGAAGAGCAACTCACTCGCATTAAGCAATTGATGCAAGATGTAAGTGTGAAACCTAAATCAACTCCACAATTCTTCTATCAATCTTCTGGTGAATTTTTTATCAAAGACGCCTTTATCAAAGACGCCTTTATTAATTCTGCTGAATTCAAAGGTGTGCTTGTCAGTAATAAGTCAGAGCATGACATCAATGCTCAGCTAGCAGATTTACGTATGCGAGCTGATCGACAAGATGCAAGTATCACTGAGTTAAAAAGAGTAATGGAAACTCAGCATCAAGCATGGTCACAAGCTGTGAGTGAGTTAAATAACAGAACGTGGTGTAGTCAGAAGTAAAGGGGAGAAATCCCCTCTTTAAAATGGCAGATATCTGCCCTTTAGATTATAGGAAATAACATGCCACCTCGCATACCCCGCGCGTGTCGTAAACAGGGATGCGCCAAGACAACAACAGAACGTAACGGTTACTGTGAAGACCATCAGAACTTAGGATGGGAAAACCACCAGCGTGGTAAGTCTCGTCATCAACGTGGTTATGGTACTCAATGGGATAAGCTACGAGCACATATACTCAAGCGTGATAAGTATTTGTGCCAAGAATGCTTAAGAGCAGGACGAGCAACCGAAGCAAAAACAGTTGACCATATCATTGCTAAGGCACATGGGGGTACCGATGATGATAGTAACCTGCAAAGCCTGTGCTGGTCCTGTCATAGAGCTAAGACAGCAAAGGAAAGAATAAAATGACGCAAGATGAGCAGACCTTACTTATGTTTAAAGGGTTGGTTGCTGAACTTCCCGAACAAAGCAAAGTGAAGGTTGAACATTGTATTACTGAAATAAAAAAGTTACTGATTGAATACCCTGATGGTGAAGCATTGCTTGCTGTGGGCTATATCGGTGCAGAACAGCAGATGAAAGGTAATATTGGTCAAGGATAACAGTGCAACCTTCATAGGGAGGGGCGGGTCAAATCCCTACCACTCTCGCCACCTAGGACCGCCCCCTTACCTCTTTTCACATCACCGCAGGTTAGAAAACTTTTTTTGGGGAACCCCAAGCGATTATTGATAGGAGATTTCTATTATGGCTGGACCGCCTAAAACCCCGTCACATCTGCAATTAGTGAGGGGGAACCCATCAAAACGACCGATTAATAAAAAAGAGCCAAAACCGCCAAAAGGGGTACCCCCAACTCCGAAGCATTTCACTAAGCAAGGTAAGTATTGGTTTAAGCGTATTGCTGAAGAACTTGATGCAATGGGTGTCATGAGTCAGATGGATGCTAAGGCATTGGAGTTACTCGTCGAAGCTTACACTGAATATCGACATCATTGTGATGTTCTCGATGAAGAAGGCTATACCTACAAAAACAATACAGAAAGTGGATTGATGATAAAGGCGCATCCATCTGCTGCAATGAAGGCAGACGCATGGAAACGTATTCGCGCCATGTTAAGTGAATTTGGCATGACTCCCGCTTCTCGAGCAAAAGTCACTATGAACACTCCCGCCGAAGAAGATCCTTTTGAGGCATTTTTGAAAAAGCGCAAATGATGAATGGCAATCGTAGCAGATGGAATTCAGTACGCCGAACAGGTGGTTGCTGGAGAAATTGTTGCGTGCGAACTGGTACGTTTAGCGTGCCAACGGTTTTTGAATGATTTAGAGCATGGGTCTGAGCGTGGCATCTATTTCATTGAAGATCGCGCACAGCACATACTCGATTTTTACAGTTTTATTCCTCATGTCAAAGGGGCACTAGCCGGTAAGCCCATTGATTTAATGCCTTGGCATATTTTTATTTTAATTAATATTTTTGGCTTTGTTATTCCGTTAATTGATGAACAAACGGGTAAAGAAGTTATAGATGAAGACGGTGATGTTGTCTTTGTCCGTCGTTTTCGCACAGCTTACAACGAAGTTGCACGTAAAAATGCAAAATCCACATTGTCATCAGGTATTGGGCTTTATATGACCGGTGCTGATGGTGAAGGTGGTGCCGAAGTTTATTCAGCAGCTACAACGCGTGATCAGGCTCGTATCGTGTTTGAAGATGCAAAGAACATGCTGAAGAAGTCCAAAGCGACATTGGGACGTTTATTTGAATTTAATAAACTCGCAATCTATCAAGAAAGAACCGCCTCTAAGTTTGAACCGCTTTCCAGTGATGCCAATAACCTCGATGGTTTAAATATTCACTGCGGTATTGTTGATGAATTGCATGCACACAAAACTCGTGATGTATGGGATGTATTAGAAACCGCCACCGGTGCGCGTCTGCAGTCTCTTCTTTTTGGGATCACCACTGCGGGTTTTAATAAAGAGGGAATTTGTTACGAACTACGGGATTACGGTATTAAAGTGCTTCGTGGCCAAGTGGATGATGACTCGTTTTTCGCGATTATTTATACCTTAGATAAGGACGATGATCCCTTTAATGAAACCGTATGGCAAAAAGCGAATCCGGGGCTCGGTGTTTGTAAGCGCTGGGATGATTTACGCCGTCTAGCCAAGAAAGCCAAAGAGCAGGTTTCTGCACGGATTAACTTCTTCACTAAACACATGAATATTTGGGTCACAGCTGAATCTTCATGGATGGATATGATGAAGTGGGATAGTGCGCCTGAACTCGCATCACAACAAGAATTACAAACTTATCCGTTATGGGTCGGTGTTGACCTTGCCAATAAAATTGATATTTGTGCAGCCGCTAAAGTATGGAAACAACCCGATAACGGTCATGTTCATGCTGATTTTAAGTTTTGGTTACCCGAAGACCGGCTTGAGCGTTGCTCTAAACAAATGGCAGAACTCTATCGTAAATGGGCTGATATGGGGCATCTCACATTAACCGATGGTGAAGTTGTTGATCATGCTCAAATTAAAGAAGAAATCATCGAATGGGTGACGGGCGAGAACTTAAACGAACTGGGTTTTGACCCGTGGAGTGCGACACAATTTAGTTTATCACTGGCTGAAGAAGGGCTACCCCTTGTAGAAGTAGCTCAAACGGTGCGTAACTTTTCTGAATCAATGAAAGAGATTGAAGCACTGGTTTATGCGGGTAAGTTTCATCATGGCCAACACCCGGTTATGAACTGGATGATGTCGAACGTCACGGTTAAACCGGATAAAAACGACAATATTTTCCCTAATAAATCTACACCCGAGGCAAAAATTGACGGCCCTGTTGCACTATTTACAGGTATGAGTCGATTATTGGTGAATGGTGGAGATCAGGAACAAAACCTCTCTGATGTCCTCGCTTCTCGAGGCTTACGCTCTCTCTAAGGAAATTTAATGAAATTTTTAACAATAACAGCCTTATTGGTTGGGATTGCGGGTGCCTTTTTGTTGTCATGGGGCGCTTGGTTAATCTACCCACCGATGGGCTATATTTGCGCGGGTTTATTGTGCCTTTTATGGTCATACCTTGTTTCAAGAGCGCTTGGACAACCTAGAAATAACAAGGAGGAATAATGTTTTTCCCTGGGTTATTTCAGAAATCTCAGAAAGAGATGACCTCATCAGAACTGAGTGAGTTAATTGGATTGTCTTATGACACTTATTCTGGTCGAAGAGTGAGTACACAACTCGCTATGCAACTGACTTCTGTATTTAGTTGTATTCGTGTTCTTGCAGAATCGGTAGGGATGTTGCCATGCTCTTTATATGAACAATTAGAAAGAGGAAATAAACGCGCCACCAAAGAACGGTTACACAAATTACTGGCGGTTAAGCCCAATAATTACATGACACCACAAGAGCTTTGGGAACTATTAATTGCCTGTTTGTGTTTAAGGGGGAATTTTTATGCTTATAAGGTGTACGCCTTAGGCGAAGTGGTTGAATTACTACCTCTCGATCCTAGTTGTGTCACGCCAAAATTAAATAGCCAATGGGAGCCTGAGTATCAGGTGACATTTCCAAATGGTAAAAGTGAAACACTGACACAGCAAGAAATCTGGCATGTGCGGATTTTTACTCTTGATGGTTTAGTGGGATTAAGTCCAATCGCCTATGCACGTCAAGCCATTGGTTTAGGATTAGCCACCGAAGAGCATGGTTCGCGTTTATTTGGAAACGGTGCGGTGACAAGTGGTGTATTACAAACGGATCAATATCTAAAAGATGATGCTTACGAAAGACTGAAATCTGACTTCGGTGAACGGCACCAAGGGTTAGCCAATGCACACAAACCGATGATTTTAGAAATGGGGTTGAAGTGGCAACAAATCAGTTTATCGGCTGAAGATGCGCAATTTCTTGAAACACGAAAGTTTCAGTTAGAGGAAATTTGCCGTATTTTTCGTGTTCCCCTTCACATGGTGCAAAACACCGATCGCGCCACATTCAATAACATTGAAAACTTGGGTATTGGTTTTATTAACTACTCACTTGTTCCCTACCTTATTCGTATAGAGCAACGTATTAATGCAGGGCTAGTAAAAGCCAGTAAGCAAGGGACTTTTTATGCCAAATTTAATACTGGCGCTTTATTACGTGGTGATATGAAATCGCGATTTGAAGCCTACTCAACAGGCATTAACTGGGGGATTTATTCGCCTAATGAATGTCGTGAACTCGAAGAGTTAAATCCTCGTGAGGGTGGTGATATTTATCTCACACCGATGAACATGACCACTAAACCAGAAACCCAAAAACAAGAGGAGAAAGCGCATGCCGATGACGACCAAACAACGGCTTGATGTGCCATTGAAAATTAAGTCTGTTAGTGACTCTGGCGAGTTTGAAGGCTACGGCTCCGTTTTCGGGGTAAAAGACAGTTATGCCGATATTGTGATGCCGGGGGCTTTTCTTAATTCCCTGAGTCAGTGGAAAGAAAAAGGTTCATTACCCGCCTTACTTTGGCAACACCAAATGGCTGAGCCTATTGGTATTTATACCGAGATGCGAGAAGACAGCACCGGACTCTATGTAAAAGGTCGTCTATTAATTGATGACGACCCGTTATCTAAACGTGCACATGCTCATATGAAGGCCGGATCACTCTCCGGCCTTTCTATTGGTTACATTCTTAAAGATTATGAATATGACCGCAGTAAAGATGCCTTTCTACTGAAAGAAATCGACCTATGGGAAGTCAGCTTAGTGACATTTCCTTCCAATGATGAAGCGCGAGTCAGTGATGTGAAGTCAGCATTTGCTCGTGGTGAATTACCCACACAAAAAAGTATTGAGCGAGTCCTGCGCGATGTTGGGCTTTCGCGAACACAAGCCAAGGCTTTTATGGCCAAAGGCTACGATGCACTTTCTCTGCGTGATGTTGAGCAAGAAGCATTAGAAACATTGAAATCTATTTTTAAATAATAAAGGAAAAATTATGGCTATTGATCATAAAGACGTCAGTGAAGTTGCGCAGGAATTAAAAGGTCAGTTTGACGAATTTAAAAAGTCGAATGATAAACGCATCAATGCGATTGAAGCTGAAAAAAGTAAGTTATCAGAAACGGTTGATACCTTAAATAGCAAATTATCAGAGCTGGATGAATTAAAAAGCAATTTAGAAGCGGAACTTGCTTCGGTAAAACGTCCAGATGGCAACGTGACGAATAAAGATGTCTCTGAGCATAAAACTGCGTTTGAATTATTTGTGCGTAAAGGTACAGATGATGGGCTTGCGGAATTAGAGCGTAAAGCAATGCAGGTCGGTTCAGATCCTGACGGCGGTTATGCGGTACCTGAAGAACTGGATCGTAATATCATTACGGCATTGCGTGATGAAGTGGTTATGCGCCAAGAGTGTAATGTGATTACGGTTGGCACAGAGAAGTTTAAACGCCTGATTAATCAAGGTGGCACAAATAGTGGATGGGTTGGGGAAGTGGACAAACGCCCTGAAACCAACACATCAAAACTCGCCTCTATTGAGCCTGTATGGGGAGAAATTTACGGCAACCCTGCAGCTACTCAAACTATGCTTGATGATGCCTTTTTTAATGTTGAGCAATTCATCACCAGTGAGTTAGCCACAGAATTTGCAGAACAGGAAGAAGCGGTATTTACCCACGGTGACGGTATTAAAAAGCCTAAAGGCCTGTTGGCATACGGCAGTGACGATAAAGGCGACAAAGAGCGTGAGTGGGGTAAGTTACAGCATTTGTTATTGAAAAAACCGACAGAAATCACTGCGGATGAAGTCATGAAATTGATTTATACCATGCGAAAAGTGTATCGTACAGGTGCTAAATTTATGATGAATAACAATACATTATTCCAAGTTCGCACACTGAAAGATGCTCAAGGTAATTATTTGTGGCAACCCGGTCTGCAATTAGGGCAACCTTCTGCATTATTAGGGTATGGCATTGCAGAAAATGAGCAATTTGCTGATGTCTCTGCTGATGCTGTGCCGATTGCTTTTGGTAACTTCAATCGCTGTTACACCATTCTTGATCGTATTGGTGTTCGTATGTTACGTGACCCATACACCAACAAACCGTTTGTACATTTCTATACGACGAAACGCGTTGGCTCTATGTTGGTTGACAGTAATGCAGTGAAGTTACTGAAAGCGGGAGCCACTAAATAATCTGAGTTTATGTATCTCAGTTTCATAGATACCGCTTAATTGCGGTTTTTTTGTGCCTGCGATCAGGATAGGTCGCAGGATTTATTGGAGGTTTCATGGCATTTCCAACTATCGATGAATTGAAACGCCAATGTTATATCGATGGTGATCAGGATGATGATTTACTTCAACAAAATCTATCATCAGCGATAGCCGAAGTGGAAAGATTAACAAACCGAAAATTGTATGATGATGAAATACCTGAAAATGATCATTATGGCTTACTTCTTTCCGAAGATATAAAAATAAGGCTCATGCAAATGGTTGGTTTTTGGTATGAGAATCGTGAAGGTCAATCACTCCCCGAGTCGCTATGCAATGCATTGCGTGAATATCGTATCAGACCCATGCGAGGGCAATCATGAAAGCAGGAAGATTGCGCCAAACTGTCATATTTCAACAGAACGTACCCATTAAATTACCTTCAGGGCAACTTAAAAAAGAGTGGGTTGATATCGCTTCAGTGCGATGCGAAGTAAAACATCTTTCTGGTCGTGAGCTGATATCCGCTAATGCTGAAATGTCAGAGGTTACTGTTAGAGTGTGGATGCGTTATCGACCCGATATTAACAGTACCTGCAGAATGGTTTGGCGTGAGCAAATTTATGACATTCAGTCAGTCATTCCTGATGAGAAATTGACTCGATTAGAATTGCTATGCAAACAAGGAGTTAAACAATCATGAACTTGGATTTCTCCGATCTACTCGACTTATCAAGAGAGTTAGATGTTTTAAGCCGAGCTGAAAGTCATCAAGCGATGCGAAAAGCAACCAATGCGGCCGCAACGTTATTACGTGATGAAATCAGAACGTCCGCGCCACGAAAAACGGGAAAATTAGCACGAAATATAGTGACTCGTAATCACAGAATGCGCAATAAAGGTGAGGTTTCTTCGGGCGTTTATGTTCGAGGAAGTAACGCATCAGGTACAAACAGTGATACCTCGATGAAAAGTGATCATCCTAACAATGCCTTTTATTGGCGCTTTCTTGAAGATGGGACTTCTAAAATGGCGCCAAGGCCTTTTATACGTCCTACTTTTGATCGTGAATCGGATAATGCAGCCAATTTAGCCATTAGCGAATTAAATAGAGCGATTGATGAGGCGCTAGGAAAATGACAGAGGCGGATATCTACGCAATTTTATCACCTGTATTACCTGATAAAGTTTTTCCGTATGTTGCTCCACAATCAAACCCTGCAATAACAGCGCCTTGGTGTGTCTTCTCTTTGTACGATGTCAAAGGCGATGTACTGAAGGGGCAAGCCGAAACAATGACGAATATTCAGGTTGATGTTTATGCCGATACGATTGATGAGGCAAGAAAGCTTCGCTTGTTATTTGCTAATGCATTAACAAAATTAAGCCCCGTTGAAATTTCAGAAAAACAAGGCTACGAGCCAGATACAGGATTGTTTAGAGCAACATTTGAATGCCAAGTTTGGCAATAGCATCGCCTTATTATTCACACTAAAGCCACCTTCGGGTGGTTTTTTTATGCCAATAGGAAATGATCATGTCTAGTAAATATGAAAAAACACAAGGCACTAAAATCAGTGTCTCGAAATTACCCGCAACAGAAGTTAACCCAGCTGATGCGGTATTTTTAGGGATTTCTTGTTCAACAAAAGAAATCAGTTATACCGGTGGGCAGAAATCAGATATTGATGTCACCACGCTCTGCTCTGAGGAGCAAGAAGTTACCAATGGATTATCCGCACCTGCAGAACTCACCATTAATGGTAATTTCACCGATGATGAAGGCCAAGAAACATTACGTACCGCGTATGAAAATGATGAAGTTCATGCATTTAAAGTGGAGTTCCCTTCAGGTATTGGCTATGCCTTTTTAGCCGAAGTGCGTCAAAACAGTTGGAGTGTTTCTACTTCGGGTGTGGTTTCTGCTTCATTTACCCTACGTTTAAAAGGTAAATCTAAGCCGATTAAAAACGGGACTGTTAATTTAAATAAAGGTAGCGAATAACCATGAAAAAACCGTCATTAAAGTCACTGGCTTTAAGTGAAAAGAACGCCTTTCGCACAAAGAAAGTGAATGTTGCTGAATGGGAAAATGCGGTCGTCATGCTTCGTGAACCGTCATCACCTGCATGGATGAAGTGGCGTGAAATTATTCATCATGATAATGCTGAAGATGAACATTCGTTATCTGACATTGAAATTGCACAACGTAATTTACGTGCCGATGTTGTGATGTTTATTGATGTGTTGCGTGATGAAAACGGGGAGGTCGTTTTTGATGAATCAGACATCAATGATGTGATGGCTATTTATGGTCCAGTACATTCTCGTTTATTAAAACAAGCGCTCGATTTAACTATTTCGGTTGATGATGCAGAAAAAAAGTAGCCCAGCCTGATACTTTCTTTTTAATGACATTGGCGCTCCGTATGGGGCGCACTCTTAATGAACTCACTAGCCAAATGAGCTTGAGTGAGCTTCGGATGTGGATGGCTTTTGATCGCATCAATCCCATCGGTGATATTCGTAGTGATATTCAAACCGCACATATCGTTTCTTCTCTCTATCACTCTCAAGGTGGTAAATGCACGCTTTCTGATGTGCTTTTACGGTGGGATACCAAAGTAACCCAAGAAAGTGATGATGGTTCTAATGATGGGTTAGAGAATTTCTTTCAGTCTATTTCAGAAAATTAATTATTTTTGCGAGGATAAAATGGCAAAACTGCGTGAACTGATTATTAAAATTTCTGCTAATTCTTCCTCGTTTCAATCTGAAATAGCGCGGGCTTCGCGTATGGGAGAAAACTATTATCGGATCATCGAGCAGGGAGGGCGACGCGCCAGTGGTGCATCTCGTGAAATGCAACGCGCTATCCATGATCTAAATGGTGAGTTGTCATCCATTAAAAATACCGTATCAGGCGTTGCGGGTGTATTTGCAGGGGCTTTTGCAACACAGCAACTTATCAATTATGCAGACGTATGGAGTCAACTCAGCGGTCGATTAAAATTAGCGTCTACGTCGATGGAAGATTTTAAGCAAGCACAGCAAGAGTTAATGACGCTGAGCCAAAGAACAGGCACATCCATTGCTGCGAATACGAATCTATACAGCCGTGTTGCACAATCTATGCGTGATGCGGGTTATGCCTCAAGTGATGTTGCGAAAGTCACTGAAACCATTGCAACTTCATTAAAGCTCTCTGGTGCCAGTGCTGAAGAAACCAGTTCTGTTATTACACAGCTAAGTCAAGCATTAGGCTCGGGTGTTCTTCGCGGTGAAGAATTTAATGCCGTTATGGAAAATGGTGGACGATTAGCAAAAATGCTGGCTGATGGTATGGGAACGACGATTGGAGGTCTGCGTGAAATGTCGCAAAGTGGACTACTCACGATGGATAAAATTGTTCCTATCCTGACGAATACGCAACAGTTACGAGCCGAATTTGAGCAATTACCAGCCACGGTAAGTGGGTCTGCACAGAAGATTGAAAATGCGTTCATGGCATGGATCGGCAATGTTAATGAAACATCAGGTGCTACTCGCACACTATCAACCGCAATGGAGGGGATCGCTAACAATATTGATGGTATAGCCTCTGTTTCTGGTGTGTTAATTGGTTTGGGGTTGGCTCGTTATTTTGGTGGGTTAACAACGAGTGTGGCGAATGCAACCATTGGGGTTGCGCGTGCAACAAAAAGTGAAATAGCACATGCTCAAGCTCAATTGCAAGGTATCAAAATATCAACGGCTAGAGCAAGGGCGGCAGTCTATCGTGCTCAACAGGCAAGGTTAGCAGCACAAAGTGTTGAACAACAAGCATTGACTGAACGTCGCTTAGCTTCCGCACAAGGAACATTAAACCGGAATATTTCTGCTAGACGCACGGCACAAGAAAACCTTAATAGAGTAACTTCAGTTGGAACACGCCTTCTTGGTGGTGCAATGGGGTTAATAGGTGGAGTTCCTGGTCTCGTGATGGCGGGGGCGACTGCTTGGTATATTATGCATCAGCGCCAGCAAGAGGCGAGAAGATCTGCCCTTGAGTATGCCAATACGCTAGATACTCTCAAAGAACGCATGCCTAACATGACTTTATCGCAGTCGCATGATGAGTCAAAAAATATAAAGAAAACGCTTGAAGTTCAAATTGAAGAATACGAAAAGCAAATTGCTAAAATCAAAAACATGGAGCGTGGCATAGTAAGTGCTCAACGTGAAGCGGATAACTTGCCGGAAGGTGTAGCAAGAGAAAGATTGCAATGGCGTATAAAAGAAACCGTATCTGCATTAGCCGTTGAAACTCAGCGGTTATCTCAAATGGAACAAGAGAAAGAAAGAACAACAAGTGCATTAAATGCGGTAGACAGCCAGCGGAATTTTCTTATACGTCAGCAGGACTTAGAACAAAATAAAACCCATCAATCACTACTCTTAATGAATGCCGAGCAAACCAAATTCAATCAAATTATGAATATTGGTAATAATGTTTTAGCGACTAGACAGGCATTAGTTAATATTCCAATGCGCATTCCCAATGCAACATTGACTGATAAACAGCAAGCGTTAATAGATAATTCAGAAAGAAATAAGATTCTATCTTCATTGTCAGGTGAGGACAAAATAGTCAAACAAGCAGAGTTTTCTGCTGATGATGCCGGGTTATTAAATACACCAGAATTTGCGGGCGCTAGAAGCAAATATATTGAAAATCAGGTCGAAGCATACAGGAGTCAGCAAAAGCTAAATGAATCTCTTCAAACAGGAAAAGCAACACAAAGCGCCTATGAAAAAGCGCAAAAAGAAGCTGAAAGAACCGCAGAGCAATATGAGCGGAAGATAGCAGATTTAAGTGTGGCAACAGAGGTTCAGAAGGTTAGGGCTTCACAAGGCGAAAAAGCCGCTTCTCTTTATGCTGCATCACATGAAAATGGGGCTAAATGGACTGATAAGCAGAGAGAAGCAATTGAACGTTCATCTGTCGCTCTCGCAGAATGGACGCAAAAAGCAGATGATGCCGTCAAAAAGCATCGTGATATGGAAGAGGCTCGCAAAAAACTGCAAGAAGCCACAGTCAAATTTAACGATGAAGCTACGTTAGCGACCCAAACCAATAGCATGAGTTCTCGAGAAAAAAGCTACTTTGAAGAAAGTCAGCAAATAGACCGTATCTACAATGAATCTGCAAAGAAAACAGAAGATATTGAAGCTAGATCTAAAGCATTAGATGCATTAGATCTTAAGTATCGAAATATAGCTCTCGCTGAATCTGACTGGACCGCAGGTATAACACGTGGAATGAAAGATTGGGTTCAAGAAAGTGGTAACTATGCTTCTCAAACAGCCTCTGCTGTTCAAAATGCAATGGGAGGAATGGTTGACACGATCAGCGATAAATTAAATGGTAATAAAGCCAGCTGGAAAGATTGGTCTGTTAGCGTGTTGAAATCTATTCAGAATGTACTCATTAATGCGGCAATAGTGAATAGTCTTAATACAATGGCTGGTGCTGGTGGTTGGATGGGTGCTGTTGGTGGATTTTTAGGTGGTGTTGCCCATGCTAAAGGTGGGGTACATAGTTCAGAAAGCCTTGGTTCTTATAGTAATCAAATCGTTAGCTCACCCACTTATTTTGCCTTTGCTAAGGGGGGCGCACCTAATCTCGGACTTATGGGCGAGGCAGGGAGTGAAGCTATAATGCCATTAACTCGAACTGCAGATGGCAACTTAGGGGTTAGGGTTGTTGGTGGTAATAATCAGGGCGCTACTTCAGCACCACAGGTTTACATTACCATTGACGGTAATGGTAATTCAGAAACTCAATCAACGAATGGGTTTGAGCAGTTTGGTGCGGAGATTGGCCGATTTGTTGATAGCCGTTACCGAGAGTTAATGTCTAAAGATATTAGACCGGGTGGTTTAATTTGGAATGCAACTCGAGGAGGCCGTTGAAAATGGAAACATTCACTTGGTGTCCGCGTGTAAATCCAACTGAAGATGTCTCTTACAACACAAGAAAAGCCAAGTTTGGGGATGGTTATGAACAAGTTTCTGGTAATGGTTTAAATTCACGCAGTCAGAAATGGTCAATGGAGTTTGTGGGGGATGAAGATTACATTTCAGCTATCCGTCGCTTTATTGATAAGCACGCAGGAATAAAGTCGTTTTTCTGGAAACCACCTCTTGAGCCTCTTGGATTGTATCGTTGTGATGAACACAAACTCATTCCAAATGGCGCAGGAAATTACACCCTTTCTTTGGTTTTTATTCAGGCATTTAAATCATGATCACAGCTGATTATCAAAAATTAGAGCCGGGCAATACTGTCCGGCTTTTTGAAGTTGATGGTACAGAATTTGGAGTTCCTAATATTCTGAGATTCCATGCATACAATATTCCCATCACGGAAGAGGAGATGCAAAAGGCTAAAGGAGAAATAGAGGCTAAGTCCATTTGGTGGCAAGGGAATGAATATGGGGCATGGCCAGTTCAAATAGAAGGGTTAGAGTCCTCTACAACGGGATCTAGTGCTAATCCTAAATTATCAGTGGCTAATTTAGATAGCTCAATAACCGCATTATGTCTGCATTATGATGATATGTTGAAAGCAAAAGTGATTATTCACGATACACTTTCTCATTATCTCGATGCGGAGAATTTTAGTGATGGGAATGCTTCTGCAGATCCCACCCAAGAGCGAGTATCTGTCTTTTATATTGATAGCAAAAGCGCAGAAACAAATGAGTTTGTTGAATTTACACTGGCGAGTCCAATGGATTTACAAGGTGTGATGATACCTACTCGGCAACTACATTCAATGTGTACGTGGTGTTTACGAGGGCAATATAAATCGGGAGATGGGTGTGATTATGCAGGGCAAAATGGTTATTTTGATAAACAGGGTAATCCTGTTGATGATCCATCACTAGATAAGTGCAGTGGTTTATTGAAAACGGGGTGTGTACCGCGATTTGGTAAAAATAATCCTCTTCCTTTTGGTGGATTTGTCGGTACCTCGTTGTTACGGAAATAATAATGATGCAAAAGAAAATACGAGAGGCGATATTTTCTCATGCAAAAAAGGAATATCCCAAAGAAGCATGTGGCGTTATCGTACAAAAATCCAGAGTAAAGACGTATTTACCTTGTGTAAATGTAGCTACAACACCTCAAGAGCACTTTGTTATTTCTCCTCAAGAATATGCATTATGTGAAGACCAAGGCGTCGTTATTGGTATTGTTCATAGTCACCCAGATGCCACGACTCAACCTTCTGAGTTAGATCAGGCTCAATGTGATGCACTGGGTATCCCCTGGTATATTGTCAGTTACCCCGAAGGGGATTTTCGTGAAATTCTCCCTCGAGGCGAACTTCCTCTTATTGGCCGTCCATTTGTGCTTGGTTTTACGGATTGTTGGGGGCTAATAATGAGTTATTTTAAGCAAACACATAATATTGTATTACCTGATTATCGTGTTGATTATCCATGGTGGGAGCGAGGTGAAGATCGCTATATGGATAATTGGCAAGAAGCGGGGTTTGTGAAAGTAGAAGGTGAACCACAAGCAAGCGATATGGTTGTTATGCAGGTTCAATCCAATGTTGCAAATCATGCCGGTATTATTCTGGATGATGGTATGTTGTTACATCACCTTTATGGGCGGTTAAGTCAACGAGTTCCTTATGGTGGCTATTGGCGAGATAGAACTGTTATTATTTTAAGAATTAATAAAAGTCCACAGGAAGAGGTTTTATCGTGAAAAATCTATTATCATTTTTAATTATGGCATTATTAGCACTACCTAGCTTTGTATATGCACAAAAACAATTTGATGATAAAAAAATTGACTATCGTCCATTAACTCAAGAAGAAGAAATAACAATCAAAGCATGGGTATCTAATGGATTAAAAGATGGGGAAAGCGCGAAATTCAAATTGAGCGAAAGAGTCATCTCTATTAATAATGAGCCTGAATATATATATTGCGGGTTAGTTAACGCAAAAAATTCTTATGGAGCATATTCTGGCTGGGTTGTTTTTAAGAGCTTTGTAACTAAAAATGCTTACAATAAATTAATTGCACTTACGGATATAGGGCAAAAAATGGGCGTAGAATCAGCTATGCAAATAGGTGATGGTAAATTTTATGAACAGGTATTATTTGACACCTGTTCATCTAAAGGATATTTCAAAGGAAACTATTTAAACGAAGATTTAATAGGAAGAAAGTAAGGAAGATATAACCTTATATTTCTAATACTACCCGCCAAGTGCGGGTTTTTTTATGGAGTTTTTATGCAAGAAGAAAAAATGGTAACAATAGAGTTAAGCGGAATATTAGGAAAAACATTTGGTAAAACTCATCAGCGCATAATTACGACAACATCAGAAGCAATCAGAGCACTTTGTTGTACCTTAAATGGATTTGAACAGTATTTAAATACCAGTAAATCACGAGGATTAACATACGCAGTATTTAAAGGGAAAAAGAATATCGGTGTTGATGATCTTAATTTCCCAATATCAGAAGAAATTATTCGTATCGTTCCCATTGTGATGGGGAGCAAAAGAGGGGGTGTTTTTCAGACTATCTTTGGTGCGGTCCTTGTTGCTGCCGCTATATGGCTACCTTGGGGATCAGCATTATGGGCTAGTAACCTTTTGTTTGCTGTTGGCGCATCAGTCGCTATCGGCGGTGTTATCCAAATGCTTTCACCTCAACCGAAAGGTCTTGCAATGCAAGATCAGGGTGAAAACAAACCTTCGTATGCGTTTGGCTCTCCTACTAATACCGTTTCTCAAGGTTACCCTGTGCCAGTTCTTTATGGCGAAAGAACTATTGGTGGTGCCATCATTTCGGCTGGTATTTATGTAGAAGATCAGCAATAAATCTATTTGGAATAATCTAATGAGAAAAACAATTCACGGTCAAAAAGGGGGCGGTGGTAGTCCTCGTGTGCCTGTTGAACAACCCGATGATTTACAATCTATTGCTAAAGCAAAGTTACTCATTGCATTGGGTGAGGGAGAATTTGCCGGAGAGTTAACGGCACAAAATATCTTTCTTGATGGCACACCGTTAGAAGACACTGAAGGAAATGCAAATTTTAGTGGTGTAACGTGGGATTTTAGATCAGGAACACAAGCACAGACTTACATTCAAGGATTGCCTAGCGCTGAAAATGAGATCAATGTTGGCTCAACGATTTCGAGTAAAACACCGTGGGTTCATACATTTACCAATTCACAATTATCGGCTATTCGAGTTCGTCTAAAGTGGCCCTCATTATTCAAGCAAGAAGATAATGGGGATCTGGTGGGTAATGAAGTTAAATATGCCATTGATTTACAAACCGACGGTGGTAGCTGGAAAACCGTTATTGATAGTGCAGTAAAAGGGAAAACAACTTCAGGTTATGAGCGCGCGCACAGAATTGATTTACCTGAGTCGAAAACATCATGGTCACTACGTGTTAGGAAGGTATCTAATGATGCCAATAGCAGTAAAATCGGTGATACGGTTGTTTTGCAAAGTTACACTGAAGTCATTGATGCTAAATTCACCTATCCTCATACAGCGTTACTTTATATTGAATTCGACTCTAAACAATTCAACGGCTCTATTCCGCAAATAACGTGCAAACCGAAAGGGCGCATAATTCGAATACCCTCAAATTACAATCCTATTGATCGTACCTATACGGGTGTATGGGATGGTTCCTTTAAATGGGCATGGACCAATAATCCTGCATGGGTTTTCTACGACATTGTTATCTCCGATAGATTTGGTCTTGGACAACGAATAAATCAACAACAGATTGATAAATGGGAGTTATACCGTATAGCACAGTATTGTGATCAATTAGTACCTGATGGGAAAGGTGGTGATGGTACCGAACCTCGTTATGTCTGTGATGTTTATGTGCAAGATAGAAACGAAGCGTATAACGTGCTACGTGATTTTGCAGCCATCTTTCGAGGGATGACTTATTGGGGTGGCGGTCAGATTGTAACATTAGCGGATATGCCTCGTGATATCGATTATAGCTATACCCGAGCTAATGTGATTGATGGAAAATTTATTTATTCAAGCAGTAGCAGTAAAGAAAAGTATTCCACAGCATTGGTTTCGTATTCAGATCCGCAAAATGGATATGCTGATGCAATGGAGCCAGTGTTTGAACCTGATTTAGTTTCTCGGTTTGGGTTTAATCAATTGGAGGTTACCGCAATTGGTTGCACCCGACAAAGTGAAGCCAACAGAAAAGGGCGCTGGGGAATACTGACAAACAATAAAGACAGAATGGTGACATTCTCTGTCGGGTTAGATGGGAACATTCCGCAACCCGGTTACATCATCGCTGTTGCTGATGAACTGTTGTCAGGAAAAGTCACTGGTGGTCGAGTGAGTGCCATTGATGGCAGAAATATCACGTTAGACCGTGTTTCAAGTGCTGTGAGTGGTGATCGCTTAATTCTCAATCTTCCTTCAGGGCAATCGCAAGCAAGAACGATACAAACAGTATCAGGGAAGGTGATCACTGTTACAACGGAATACAGTGAGACACCAGAGACAGAATGTGTTTGGGTTGTCGAATCAGAAGAGCTGTATGCGCAACAATATCGCGTTGTCAGTGTTACAGAAAATGAGTCTAATCAATTTACTATTACCGCCATTCAGCATGATCCCAGTAAATATGAACACGTTGATTCTGGTGCATTGATTGATGAAAGGCCCATTAGTGTTATTCCTCCTAATAACCAGCAAGCCCCGAAAAATATTGTCATCGACTCTTACTCAATTGTAAGCCAAGGCGTTAGCATTGAAACGATGCGAGCACAGTGGCCACAAGTTGAAAATGCAATCTCTTATGAAGCGCAATGGCGTAGAAACGAAGGTAACTGGGTCAATATGCCTCGTAGCTCCATTAATTCTATTGAGGTTCCTAATGTTTATTCTGGTCGATATTTAGTCCGTGTCCGAGCCATTAATGCTTCTGAGATCTCAAGCGGTTGGGGGTATTCTGACGAAAAAACGTTAACAGGCAAAATGGGTAATCCACCTAAACCAGTTAACTTTAGAGCGTCACCATTAGTCTTTGGCATTAAGTTAGACTGGGGATTTGGTGAAAACACCAGTGATACGTTAAAAACTGAAATCCAGTACAGCAAAACGAATGACGGTGAAGGACTGATGCTGTTATCTGATGTTCCTTATCCATCTAAAACGTATGAAATGGCGGGTTTATCAGCTGGTGTAGCGTTTTATTTTAGAGCAAGGCTGGTGGATAAAACTGGCAATCAATCTGAGTGGACTGAGTTTATACTAGGGGAATCGGAGTTTGATGTAGGTACAATATTGCCAGAGCTTGATGGACACTTCATGTCATCAGAAGCTGGCCAGCAACTTAGTGAACGCTTGGATTGGAATGCTGAGACAGCAATTATTCTTAGTAATGCTGACTCTCAACTATCACGCAGTTTGTTAGTGAAACACGGTCAATCACAAGCTGGTATTCGCGAATTATGGCAAGTTCGTGCAACGGATAACGAAGCATGGGCACAGGAAGTTAAAGAAATTTACTCTGCGGTTGGTGATAACACGTCTGCAATTAAAGAGACTCAAACGTCAATTACCAATCTTGATGAGGCTATCGGTCAGCGTTTTACTGAAATACGTACTGAGGTTAATCAGGCTCAAGCTGATATTGCTTCAAATTCTCAAGCCATCTCTAACACAAACAAGGCATTTGCTGAAAACAAAACCCAAGTTCAGGCTAAGTTTGATGAGCAAGAGGGCATGATTCAGGAGAAGATGCAAGCTACGTTTGAGCAGTCTGGTGACGGTATTGTCACTCACTCAATTAATATCACGATTGTTCATAACAACGTGAAATACAATGCAGCAGGACAAGTAATTAGTGCTCAGGTTAAGAATGGAAAACTGGAATCATTCTTTGGTTACAACGCAAATAACTTTGCTTGGTATAACCCTGCAAATGGCAAGATGGAATTATTCATGTATGCCAAAAATGGGCAGTTATTTATTAAGGAGGCGTTT